CAACATAAGTGACAGGGCCTTCCATCCAGTTTGCTGGAGTGGTGGTGTAAATTGCTCGTGCGCGTTGGCCTGCAACAAATGCGCCAGAGTCTGCGGTAAGAGTAAATGTCTTGATGCCTGTGCCGATAGTGACTGTTGAGGTAGATGTTACCCCTGAGTAACCAGGACCTGTACCGCCAGTATTACCCGTTGCTCCAGTATTGCCAGTATTGCCCGTAGAACCAGTATTACCTGTTAGTCCAGTAGGGCCTGTAGGGCCTGTTGTACCTGTGTTTCCGATAGCACCTGTCGGACCAGTAATTCCTTGGGCGCCTGTATTTCCTGTGGCGCCTGTGTTGCCAGCGACACCCGTTGCTCCAGTTGGTCCAGTAGGACCAGTGTTGCCAATAGCGCCAGTGGCACCGATAGCACCAGTATTACCAATAGCACCTGTTGCTCCAATCGCTCCTGTAGGGCCTGTATTGCCCTGTGAGCCTGTATTTCCTGTCGCACCAGTATTACCTATGGCTCCAGTATTTCCAACAGCCCCTGTGGCTCCTACGGCACCCGTTGGGCCAGTCGTACCTATGGCACCTGTGACACCAGTTGCACCAGTGTTTCCTTGGGCTCCTGTGTTGCCTTGTGCTCCTGTGTTTCCGATTGCTCCTGTGGCACCAGTTACTCCAATTGACCCTGTGGGTCCAACAGCCCCTGTGCTTCCAACAGCACCTGTTGAGCCAACAGCACCCGTGGGTCCTGTCGCTCCAATGTTACCTGTGGGTCCTGTAATACCTTGGCTTCCAGTAGGTCCAGTCTGGCCAGTGCTACCTGTAGCACCTGCTGTACCCGCTGCTCCAGTTGAACCAGCAGCGCCTGTGGCTCCAGTATTTCCTGCTGAACCAGTTGCTCCAGTTCCGCCTTGTCCGCCTGTACTTCCAGTGGTTCCAGTTGCACCTGTGTTACCTGCCAATCCTTGGTAGCCCTGTGGGCCTTGTGGGCCAATAGGCCCCAATTCTACAATGTCGAGTTGTGTAGTTGCGACATCGTAGACATTCGTTGTTACAGGAATCTCAACAATCGAGATTGTGTCTGGAGTCGTTGTCATTGAGTGATGCTCGCCTTCACGATGAAAGCACCTTCAAGAATCTTATAAACAGTACCGTCTGTGTTGTTGGTCAAATTCAAATCGTAGTTGTAAGTGCCAGCGGCTAGGGCTGCAGTATCTGTTGCAGAGATGTGAAGGTTGATGCGGCCATAGGCTGAGTCAATGGTTGCTCTACCATTAGAGGTTGAAAGTTCAATGATGGTGGCAGTGTCGCTTGCATAGCGTACCTGCATGTCGGCAGTATAATTTTCGAGGATGACTGGTACTCCACCAATCTTCCATACTGGCTTCAAGTCAAAGGTTGTGCCTTTGTAAACAGTTAAGTTGTAACGCCCTGGATTCACTGTTCCCCCTTAAACTGTTTTGATGTATGCGCCGTAACCAGCGTTAATTAAAATTGTGCGTTCTGTCTCTGTTATCGGGGAGACGTGCCCGCCAAGGTAAGCGTAATCTGCTTCCTGCACTTGGTCTACACCTGGTGTTCTAACTGCACTAACGACAGTTCCATTAACAAGGATGGTGTCTGCTCTGGCAATACGGTAACGCCACATGAGACGGCCAAATCCTGCTGGGCCTTCTTCGACTGTTGGTGGTGTAAATGTATAAGCCATATCTCTCCTTGTTAGGGTTAGCCCCCGCCCGAAAGCGGGGGACTAACGTCTACTTCAAACTACGCTGTGTGGATTGAAGATGTTGATTCAATACGAATCAAGGAAGCGTCACGGTAACGTGCCCATCCAAGAACGCCGTACCATCCGATTGGACGGAAACGCATCAACTTGTCAACGATTGGACCGAAGACGACATGTGGCTCTTCAGCAACTGCTTCAGCAAGTGCCTGCTTACCAGCAACGAGTGTACGGAATACACGGACGCCACCTGTAGCGTTGACATATGAAGTTGTGCCGAATGTACCTGATGCAGTTCCTGCACCTGTACCGTCTGCGAAGTTAGCCATACGTGGAGACTCTACGAACATAGCACCTTCGTATGTTCCGATTGTTCCTGGCCAGAACTCAGATGAACCTGTCTCTGAGTACTTGTGGTCATCACGCCATCCGCCTGCGCCTGTTTCGGCACGGAGGTCATGTGAAACTTCTGGGTGGATACCAACCCAGTAGTATTCGCCCTGACGTGGAACAGCCTTGCCAGCACGGAGTTTAGCGACAGCCATACGGATGTCACGAGACTTGAGGACGTCTGTTGAGAGGATTGACTTCTGAGTTGTTCCGTTGGTGTATGTACCAGCGTATGTAGAAACGAGGTTTCCACCAACTTCAGCAACAACGTTTGGTCCGCCTGTGAGGGTCTGGAGTGCAACGGTGTCGAGAGAGTCAGCCATGTTGAATGCGATGATGTCAGCGATTGCTGGGTCAACATCTGAGAGTGAGAAGAGTTCCAACTTACGAGTAGCGAGCGATGCGTTACCGTATTCGTTGAGAGTTACTGTCACTGGTGTTGTGTTACCAAGTGCCACTGCATCTGGGTCTGTTGACTCAGAGAGTGGTGCTGTTACTGCTGAGAGGTCTGTGTAAATCTGGAAGACTACAGAAGAACCTGGCATTGCTTGCTGTACTGGGCGCTTGTCTGCGACGTCGCGTACCATAGGTACAGCACGGAGCGCGAATTCTACATAACGGTCATAGGCGGTCTGTACTAGAGAAGTACCGAGGGAGCCAGACGTGGTATCTGTATATGCGTTGCTCATGTGTCACCTTCTTTCTTAAGGTTTGTGCGGATGGTTGTATTTAATTGTTAACCGCGAAAACGGCCTGATATGTTTCCAGTCATTGCATCGAGGTCGGCTTTGGTAAGCGCATTCGAATTCAACTTGGATGCTAGGTCAGCATCTCTTGTTGGGGTTGCAGCGTTCTGGGTTGCAGCGTTGATTCGTTGGTACGAAGCAACATTGGCTTTCGTTTCATCGTCGGCTTCAGCAGATTCTGCTGGCTTAGCGAAGCCAAAAATATCGGCGTTCTCTGTAAGCCAAGCATCTACCTGCTCTGGTGTTGAGACATCGCTAGGAATAAACTTTGCGAGTTTGTCTGGTACACCCTTAGATGCCAATACTTCTTTGACTGAGCGTGAGCGTAGGTCAGACTGGATAGCAGCCAATTGTTCTGCTAATTCCTTCTTTTCTTTCTCTGCTCGCTTCAGTGCCTTGCGAAGATTCGCAGGACCATTTGTATCTTGTGTATCTTCGGTGACATCGAAGTCATCGTCTTCATCATATTGGTTTGCCATGTGGCACTCCCTTTTCGTTAGTTGTGACGCAGGCCGCAAATGCTCTCAGGGGAAAGAGGTTTGGCTCCCACTCCCAGTCTTTAAGTACGCACCACAATGCTGGTCAGTTGTGGCGGATTCTATTTAGGAGAGGCCTGCTTCAGTTCCCATTAGGGAACCTTTGCCTGCTCCTGACGAGCCAGAGAACTGGCTAACTTCTTGCATCTTAAGTCGGTTAAGTTCTTCAGTGGCTGCTGCTGCTCCAGTTGTACCGAAGGTTGCTGCCTGTAGTTGAGAACCAATTTGACCTGCTGGGCCATATGCGTTGTAACGCGTAGCCAATTCCTGCATGCCCTGTTGTGACTGGGCTATGTTCTGGAATCCAGTGTTTGCTTGGGCTTGTGAAACACCGAGGCCACCAAGTTGTTCAGCGTATGCCTGGTTGATATTTGCACCAGCACGAGCAGCCTCAGCACCAATTTGAGAAGCGGTAACTTGCTTCTGAATAATTGGAGTTGCAACTGCAGGGTCAAGTACATGAGCAATCATATCGCCCTGACTTAAGCCATAGTACTGCTGGAGTTGCTGAGTGACAAGTGGGTCAGTGTTATCAATAACCTGCTTGGCTGTGTTGGCACGAGAGTTTAACTCTGTTGGGCTAACATCATTTGTAAGTAACTTAGTAAAGACATCTTTATTGGATGCAAAGTCAGAAGGTAATCCGTAAGACTGGAGCACCTGTGCATATGAACGCTCAGTTGCAATGTATTCTGCTGGGCTAAGAACTGGAAGCCCTGCATTCATGCGAGCCTCATTTGCTGGGAACCGTGCTTTGAACGCTACCGATAATGGGTCTTTGCTTTTTGGGTCCTGTGCAATCATTTGAATGGTATCTGCTGTGTAGCCCTGTTGGACAAGGTTAGTTACAGCGCTGGCAATATCAGCACCAAGACCCATATCATTAAATGTTGCAGTTAGGAATGTAATGGCATTTTGTCTTGATGCGTTTAGCGCTGCCTGGGTTGCTGCAGCAGTAGAATTTACCTGAGAGGTAAGGTCAGTAATTTGCTTTTGAAGTGCCGTTACTGTTGAGTTGTCTCCACCAGCGCCAGCACCAGCACCGCCTCCGCTACCTGCGATTGGAGCATCTTTGTAGAGTTGCCAGGAACCTGTAGTAGTTCCACCAATCCATGTATAATGTTGTCCAGCGGGAGCCTGAGGTGCAACTGTCTTATCGCGCAATGGGTCTTTAGGAACAACCATTCCTGCTGCGTTTACAGTTCCGCCAACTTGGGCAGCGGTTGATGCTGCATTCGCCGCTGCATCTGCAACTGCTGCTTTAGCAGCAGTAATGGCACTTGCATTTGCATCCTTGACTCCTGCAACTGCGGCTCTCTCAGCATCAGTGACTGGTGAAATAGTTGCACGAATTTGGTCGGCAAGGCTCAAGGGTTTTTTTGCGGCAGCGGCAGCGGCAGCGGCCTTAGCACGCTTTGATGCTGCCAACTCACTTGGCTCTAAGCCTAATGGATTATCTGGTGATACGTTGCTTGCCATTAGGACATCAACCCCCATTGCTTAAGAATCGTAGAGCCAGTGGCGCTTAGGCTATCCATGGCATCTTTGCTTTGTGCCCAACGTGGGTCTTGACGAACCTGCTTTTCAAACTCCCATAGTGGCATTGCTGCTGGCTTGGTTGGGTCAGTGCCCTGCAATCCCTTCTTGAGAAGAGTGTCATTCATAGTAATTGCGGCTGGGTCAATGCCAAGAATATTTGAGTAGGCATTGATGTATGGTGAAGCAATTTGCTTGACAGTCATACCAGCCTTGATTTGGTCAGCCCATGCTGGGAATGAACCAGCGGCTTGAGCCTTAATCTGGTCAGTCCAAAACTGTTCAGTTGTATCGCCAGTGGCTACACTTTGCGCTGCAGTATCAAGCCAACTTTGATTAAATCCTGTGCCATAATCGGCATTAAGTGATGCCAGGTTACTGGCAGTTGTAGATGCAGTACCACCAGTGATGCCAGTAATAATTGGGTTTGGTATTGTCTTGCCGTTGGCATCTTTTGTAGGCTTAAACATTTCAAGCGTTGCAGGCGATGTTACAGTAAGGCCTTTATCAAACGCAGCACGAGCAATCTTTTCAAGTGAAGCATCATCTACCTTGATGCCCGCTTGGGTTACATAACTTTTGAGTGTTGGTAACCAAGTGTTCTTGATTGTTTCTTCATAAACAGTTGGTTGATTTAACTTAAGTTCTTCATTGCTAAGTTGTGTTGCGCTTGTGCTTTTGTAGAAAGTTGTATTGTAAAGTGCGTTTAATGCCCCAGCATAATCGCCCTTAACATATAAGTCACGAATTGCTGCTAATTCTGGGTGGGCTTTAACCATTGCCTCTGTAATGCCAACAAGCATTGGGTCAGCAGCAGCGCCAGTTGATGGAGGAGGTGTTTGCGTTCCGCCAGTATTGCCTAATGCAATCTGACGTTCTACCTGTGTATCTGTCGTACTAGCCATTTGTTAAAGTTCCAATCGAAGGTTGCCCAGTAGTCATGGCTTTGTCTAGCCAAGATGCAAAATTGATATTCTGCATACGCTGATACTCTGGCATCTGACGCGCTTGCTGGGTAATGAACCCGCTCTCGTCAACTCCACCAGATGTAGCAGATGTAGTCACCGTTCCTGCAGCATTTGGAGTGCTGATAGTTTTAGTTGGAGAAGCCTTCTCCTTAGCATTCAACTGAGCGGTTAGTTTGGCGAGGTCGGCATCTGTTACGCGGCGGCCAAGTTCATTGACATAAATCTGGTCAGCGACTGAGCGAATTGTATCAGGTGAATATGTCTTAAGACTGATGTTGGTTTGTGGACCAGAAGATGTAGTTGTATCTGGACCACCGCCGCTAGCCTTGTACTCAGACATCCATTGATTTGGGTCCATTGACACGGCTGCTGCCTTAACAAGTACGCTTGTGTACGCAGAAATGATTGACTGTTGGGACTTTGTACCCTTGCTGATAATGCCATACTGACGAAGAGCGCTACCAATTTGAGCAAGGACCTTGGGGTCATTAGCCTTCTGAAGAAGGGTTCCAATTGGAACTTGCTGGCCATTGACAGGAACCGTATAGTTTGAACCAGCAGTTGCGCCAGAACCAAATGGGTCTGCAACTATTGTGCTATTGCCATATGAGCCAGGCGTAACTCCAGCAGGAACAGTTGACTTCTTTGTCCCTGTATTGCTTATGCTGCCTGGGTCTGGGATGTACTTGTTTGCAATAGCATTAGCCGCTGGCATAGACTCTGTATGACCATCAGTAAAGGTGATATTGACAAATCCACCCTGGCCATAAGACCATGTTTTAACTGTCGAGTTTGTAGCCATTAGCCCACCTTAGAGAATACGGTATTGATAACACTGGTTAAGCGAGGTTCTGATGCCTTGAGGTTTTCAAGATAAGTAGACCAGTTCTGACTTTCCATCTGCAATACTTGACCATTAATACCAAGTTGCTTGTATTGATTCATGGTATTCATATGGTTGTTGTAGTCATTTAGCAAAGCCTTGACTAACTGAGCCTGCTCATGCTTTGGTGCAGTCTTGTCATCAGCAAAGATGTTCTGTAACTGCTGCACAGCAAGGGCAGCATTATCTCGTCCATAACCATTAGTATAGTTTTCATACCATGTAGGCTGTAGAGTTTTCATCTGACCCATGAAAGCAGACCAGTTCTGATTTTCCTGCTGAAGCATATACGAGTTCTGCATTTGCTTGTACTCGTTTACCTTGGCAGTGTGTTGAGCCAGGTAAGGAGCCACAGTATTATTGCCTTGGGCAATATAGAACTGATTCAAGAACTCAAGTGGAGTACGTGCTGTACGCAAGTGCTCACGGATTAACTGCTGGTGGATGGCCAAGGTATTACCTGGGCCTGGGTCCTCAGGGACTAAGAACATTGCACCTGTTGACTTGTTAGGGTCAGATAGCAGGCCGCCCTTATTCTGCTCAATCCAGTTGATTGCCTTCTCTGTGTATGGGAATGTTGCACCACGCACTGAAGGAGTAGTCTTTGAGACAGTATATGAGATTGACTTATCGCCATGCTCATTAATGAACTTAAAGATTGCATCATTGTAGTTCATACCAAGTCCACCTTGGGACTTTGGAGTAACCATCTTTGACCATTCATCGCTAAGACCAAGGTCTGTTTGTTCAACACGTGGAGACAGTGGTGACAACAAGCCAGTAATTGCTTTAATCATTAGAATGCTCTTAGCATTGTTACGGATGCGGTCAATGAACGCTTCCTTTTCCATTGTGCTAGAAGAATCAGTTGGCACTGGAATGCCCTCTGCTCGTAGTTCATCCTGATGGTAATAAGCAGAAGCAAGTGCGCCAGTAATGGCGTTAGTCATTGCAGTGTTTTGCTGGTCTGGGCTCCACGCATTCCAAACATTGAGGAATGGCTTCGAAGGAATAAGAGATTCCCATACGCCACGTCCAGCAGACTGACCAAGTGTTTTATCAAGTGCAGGTGCTAAGTGTGGGAACCAATTGACTGCAAGGTTTCCAGCAATCGCTGCAACTGGGCCAACTCCTGGGAGTTCAAGGCCAGGCATTACGCTCTTAAGAGATGTCATGCTGCCCTGTGCTGAGATAGGAAGGCCAGCAACCATGTTCCAGCCCATAGCATTTGCAACCTTTTGGATGCTCTTGCCGAACTCGCCAACCATTGGAAGGTAGGCATATGAGTTTCCATTGGCATCTGTCTGCACAAATGTTGGGTTATTCATTACTTGCTCAATCATTTGATACTGACGAATTGAGCGAGAGAATACAGCAGAGCCCATGCTCGTATCTTTTGCTGCACGAAATGCACGCTTTACTGACTGCTCTTGGGCAAAGTAGAAAGGCATATAGTTCTGTGCTAGTTGTGAGAACTGAGTGCGCAATGCGGTATTGTGAATCTGAGGTAGCATTGCATGGACTGCACGATACTCAGCAATACGGATTGCCTGGTCATGCGTTAATGCGCCAGTCTGTTCAAGGTACTTGAGTGATTCCATCTCATTAGAGAAGTGGACTAAGTACAATGGCTCACGTGAAAGGTTGTTAATTACTGGGTCAATTAACTTGTTGAAGCCAAGGTTAACTCCCACATTAAGGAGGTTTTCCTTTGAAGGAATATAAGCCTCAACCTGATGGCCTGGAATAGTTGCAGGCAATTGTTGGACATTTAACTCTTTGAGTTTGTCAAAGTCTGCCACCTTGCCAGCAGCCATAGCCTGTGCTACTTCATGGTGAATGGTTCCATCTTTACCAATAGTAAGTCCTAAGACAGAATCAACACGGTCAGCAGCAAACTGACGTGGGTCTTGGTCATTCCATCGCTGGCCTAGTGAAGCCTCGCGCTTGTATGGGTCATAGTTTCCAGCCTTTGTATCCATAATGCGCTGATACTCACGGTTGATGAGTTCATTACGCATAGACTGGTACTGTTCAAACTTGGTATTGCCTACTTCTTTTTCAAGTGTAACCTTGTTTGTTCCACCCATGACATCTGTAATGTCATTAGCGATGTTCTTACCCTTGGCAATCTTTGCTTCTTTGACAAGAGATGTGTAATATGAAGGCAGGAAGTGTGGTGAATCAGCCTGATATGTCGTAAAGTCAGGCAACTCACGGTACTTATACTTGCGTGATTCCTGCTGGAAGAATTGGTCTGCAGCCTTAGACATGTCATAGCGTGTAGATGCTGAGCCCTGGTGGCCAGTTCCTACAGCATCAGGCAGGATATGCCCATCATGTGCACGGATTAAATCAACCGCATAGCCAACCTGGTCCTCAGGTGCAACCTTTGCTAGTCCCTTTGCAATTGCTGTCTTAAATGCTGGGAAGCCAGTTGTTACGGCATCAGCACCAATACCCTTTGCTGCGCCAAGTGCGACAAGGGCAGCAGAAGCAATGTGTCCGCCTTCACCTGGTAGCAATTCACCTTGCTTAGCAAGGGATGCTGAGAGTTTAGCCTTAATCATATTGGTTACGCCATAGCGAGCAACGGCAGGAATAAGTTCTGCAGCGGCTACACGTGTACCGAAGCCTAGTGTTGCAAGCGCTAAAGGCTTAAAGATGCTGTTAGTGTAAGCCTTAGCAGTAAATGAATCCAGTTTGCCGTAAGCACTTCTGGCTAAGTTGCCAGCAGAGCGGAACTCTTTCTTGGCAGCATTAAAGTTTGGGATTGAGAACTCATCAGCAAATTGGTGCTCTGACACACCCGCTGTAGAAATACGGCCATCTAGTGTCTCATACTTGCCGATAGCATTTCCTGCAGCATCTGAACCGTAAACTTCTCCAGCGCCGATTGGGGTGTTAAGTTTGCTGAGTTCATCTCTAACGTTTGTCACAAGAAGATTATCTTCTGGAATACCCATGCCGATAAACGCATTCATTGTTGACTCTAGTTTAATAGAGCGTGCTAAGCCAATGTTGCCTGCGGCAACTGCGCCAGCATACTGACCAGCCATCTCAGTTGCTGCTGTATGACCCATGCCAAAACGAGCAATGCGATAAATAACGCTTGTTGCATCTGGGCTATCCCACTTGAAAGACTTGGTTGATAGTTCTTTTGTTATTGGGTCAATGCTGAAAGGCATATAACCAGAGAAAGTCTTGTATCCTTTGTTAATCCAGTTCATTTCTTCTGGACTTGCATCGCCACGAAGAGCCTTCTGAAGTGGCTCAAGGCCCTTAGCGCGAAGGAGTGTGCGTGATGGCAAGACTGCAGCACCTGCAAGGTTACCGCTTAACTCTCCAAAGTAGAGAGTGTCTCGCATAAAGTTGTGAATTTCATCTGCGGTGCCTAGTTCGGCAATCTTTGCAGGTGCAATAGTACCAAGTGTTGGGTACTTCTGAGCAATAGTTCCTGCAGCGATGTCTTTGTTGGCAGATGTCTTGATGATATTTTCCATATCATTAAGGGCATTGTTGTAGCCACGTGCTGTAGCGTTTGTAATACCGCCACCTTCACGCACTGCATCTAATTGCTGCGGTGTAAAGACTCGACCAGAGCGTGCACCAAGGGCATCAACTACTGTGTTGTCAAGGAAGTTGCGGACAGCAGGAATTCTTGCAGCCAAAGGATATTTCATGGTTGAGGCAAGTTCGCCATCTGAAACCTTGAGGTATTTTCCAGACTTCATTAGGTTGCTGAACTTACCTAGCAAAGATACTGGGTCTGTTGTTACGTCAGCAGTAGCATCTGTAATACCAGATACAAACTTACCAAAACCAGAATTAGTATTCTTAAGAGCGGCAGCGATGCCATTAGCACCTACTGCACTTGCTGCGCTACCGATAAGGTTTGAGAAATCACGGCCTGCAGAAATCTTGTAGTTAGGGTCCTCAGAGTCTTTGTAAGAGTCTGTATAGATGCCGCCAACAAGTTTGCGGCTTAAGAAAGAACCTGCTTCGGCTCCAAGCATTGTACCTTCAGGTCCAAGTACTGAGCCAAGTGCTCCACCTGCTACTGTACCAAGGGTTGCGAGAAAGCCTGCACCTACACCTTGCTTAGTAAACACAGAGTGAATGAACTTATAATCTTTTTGTACCTCTTGAAGAGGCTTGGCAAGGAAACTTAGTCCCTTGAATACGTCAATACCAGCCTTAGTCCAAAAGCCTGTACTATCATTTGCTGCTTGGTGTTCTGCTACAACGTCATGCGCAGTAACCCCGTTCAGGCTCTGCGATGCTAATACGCTGTTTGTACTTGGGTCTGCTGACTTAGAGACGTCAGAGGCTAAACCAGGGTTCTTAGCGAGTTCTGGTGTTACCCAACTATAATCAATACCTGCCAATTAGAACCCCTGACCAATTCGCATAGCAAGATACTTCATTGCAGGAGATGCGTTTGGGTCAGATGCCATTTGAGTAAACATAGCATGAGCATCTTGATACTGACTCGCTGTTGGATTTCCGAGAACTACTCCGCTTGTATCAGTAACGTGCTGGTCTGGATATGCAGAAGGAGCGCCGAGAGGAATAGCCTGTGGTGCATTGGCCATAGGCGCTGCTTGCTGTTGGTCAGGCTGTCCGCCTTGGGCTGCAGCGGCTTCAATTTGTGAAGGCGCCATGCTTTTTACGCCAGGAGTTTTAGCCATTGGTGCTTGTCCTTGCAAGTTTGCAAAGTCTTCAGCGCCAGGTTCTCCTGCTGCATAACGGATTGCTTGCTTTGATGCTGGTCCGCCATCGGTTCGTGTGCTCATAGCACCTGGGAGAGATGGTGTAGTACCTGGATTAGCAGGTGTAGCCATAACTATTCTCCTTCTTGTAGTGTCTCAATGGTTCGGGCGGCATACTCGTGGAAGGTTTGTGACTCTTCTACGAAATTTGCGTGCGTCTGTAGCATTTCGCTGGCTAGATTTAATGCCTGTGCGATGTCAACTGCAATGTCTGACGCTAGACTTGCGAACAAGGCAAAGACATCAAACTTGGTTACCCGCGTTGGCTCCTTGCCCTGTTCGTCGTCAATCATGTATTACTTAGCGCCCTTGTTGGAACCCTTAGTTCCTGCAGGTTGCTTTGTGTAAAGGACTGTTGATGCTCCAGCCTTTGCTGCTCCAGCCTTAGGCTGAATCTTTGTCTTCTGTGTTGTTGCGTCTGATGAACCGTGTCCGCCCTGATTTGCAGGCTTTGGAACACTGGTTGTCAACGATGCTTTCATTGTTGCCATTGTTGTTCTCCTATAGGGATTAGTGTGACAAGCAAAACGCGTTTTAGATTGCTTGCCTTCTGACAAGCCCTGCAGACATCTGCGCGGCGCCAGAAGATGAGAGTCCTGCAAGTAGTGTTTGCAGTGCGGGACGGCCACCAGGGGCCATTCCTTCTTGACCAGGAGCAACACCTTGCATACGGCCAGAAGCCTGTAAGCCTGGAGGTAGTTGTCCTTCTTGACCAGGAGCCCCAGAGGGAGCCTCGCCTGGAGCGCCTTGCGCTTCTTCAGGGGCTGCACCTGCTGGGGATTCTGGAGGAGGCGTAGGGGCAAAGGCTTCAGCAACTGTATCTTCAATCGGCTTGCCTTCTTGGCGCCCAGTGATAATTGTCGCCATTGCTTGGAGAATCTTAGATGGGTCCTGTCCTTGTGCTGCCATTGCTGGTAGCGCTTGAGCATAACCTGATACCGCTTGAATAAGAGCGTCGCGTAGTTGTTCTACTTCGACCTTCTCTTCTTCCATGGTGACGTTCATCTCCCATGGCATCTGACGACGCAAGAAATCACGTGAGATTAACTTATCTCCACGTGCTTGTAGTCCAAAGACAAGTGCACGGTTTGGGTCAAGTCCAGCCATAAGGCCGTATGTGACATCGCACCAGTAGTCTCCAGCAATGTCTTTCTTCGGAGTATATGTAATTTCGTAAGGAGCACCAGCATTAACGCCACGTACTTCCTTTGTTACATCACCAAAGAGTTTCTCATCCATCGTGAACATGAGACGCATGACGTGACGGAATGCTTCAGCAAATACTGCTTGTGCTGTCTTGACCTGTGTATCGAATCCGCCCATAAGCGCTTCGACACCACGGCCTGTAACGATAGAACCTGACTGCTGACCTAGGCGGCCCTGAGGATAACGTGAGCCGACACGTAGTTCCTGGTCAAGTAATTGTGACTCTTGGAAAATTCCATTAGGAATGTTAAGGTCAACGCGACGAATCTTCTCAGGATTGGCTGAGCGGATGGTTGCGTCTGGACCAATCTCAAGTACATTAACGTCTGCTGGCAAAGCGAATGGTGCCTGTACAGACTTCTGTGCTGCTTCCAACTGGAGAGTTGCAAAGCGTGAGCGTGCAACCTGAACCCACATGATGTCATCGAACTGACCACGTTGGTTCTCATCAGAGTCAAGGCCAGGACGTGTGGCAATAACTACTGGAATCTCACCGATGAAGTTCTTTGAACGGTCAAGGATAAGGTTCTTGCGCTCTGGCACAAAGAGGATTGTCTCGTCTTTGTCTACATAGCGGAAGACTTCGAGCATACGCTCTGAGTTGCGATTCTCATAAGGGCCACGAATAACTGGCTCATGCTCTGGGAAGTCATTGCAAAGTTCGCGTACAGACTTGTTGTAGCGGCGTGTGTATGAACGCAACTTGTTGAATCTGTCAAACTCTGGGTATGCGCCAATTGGATTGTCAATGCGAATCATTGGGCGATTGTTTTCAAAGTCTGGCTCAATGATGAATGCAAGCATACCGAAGGTGATGTAGCGGTCTGCACCTGTGTACATCTGAGTCTGTAGGTTGCAAGAGTCGCGGTAGCCAGAAGCAATCATAGTGCGCTTGTCGGCACGCTTACGAGCACGGTCAGAGATAGTATCTGTTGTGTCGCAGTTGAATGCTGGCAGTGGTGCGATAACTTCTGCCACGTCGCGTGCTGCGATGTCAATGAAGTTGGCAACCATTGGCTTAGGGAACTCATCAGAGAACATTCCAGGAAATACCTGCTGGATGTTACCCTGACGGATTGAAAGGAGGTCAGCCCAACGCGCATCGCGTTGATGGTAATGGTCGCGTAACTTGCGGACTTTTACCCCAAGTTCGTCAATATCCATGGCCATAGAATGTGCCTCCGTTAACTGCTAGTTGTTCTTGCATCTTTGCGTACTCTTCCAGGTTTACTACTTTGCGACGGGCGATGTCGCCGCGTGTGGCATATTTGTTTTTAACAAAAGTGCCACCATATGCACCCATTGAGTTGATGTAATCTCTCATCTGAGTCTCAGCAAACCAGAGGGCCATAGGTCCATCTTGCTTTGCCTTGGTTCCTGCTGACCAGGTGATGAGTTGCTCTACGAGAGCCTTGACGTGTTCATTATCGGTACGTGGCAACTCCAAGAGGTTTGTGCCTTTAATATGCTTACCCTGATTGTCCATCGTACCGAATAGCATTGACATGGATGCGACACCAAACTCAGCATCCATTTTGTTTGCACCCGTGTAGTGTTGGACTAGGCGGATGCCGCGTGAAGCGAGAAACTTGTTAATCTGTTCGTCTTGAGTCAAGAACAACTGGAAAGCGTTCTTTTCAATTACCCATACCTTTGGGTGATACCTGTCAGTCCATGTGAAGATAAGGTCACGAATAGCCTGTGGTGTAGGTGCTGGCATGCGCGATGCGTCTAGCAGGTAGCGCTTGCCTGTTGTCTTATCACCAGCAAGTACGACAGAGAATGTATCTCCTGACATGGCTGGGTCCATCGAGCAGACGATGTACTGGTCACGTAGGTCTGGATGACCAGGCACACCCTTGTTGATTGGGCCAACCTGTCTTAAGGAATTAACTGAACCGCGTACTGCCTCAGGGGCGAAGATAGCGGTAGACTCAACATCTTGTTGCTGGTAAACCATTGCCCAAGTCTTTGGGTCAAGTACGCCACGACGGCGCTTAAGGTTGTGTCCATCCCAGCGTGGGTAGAGTCCTTCAGCATCTGGCTCAACTTCGTCATTAGCCCAAGGGCGGTCTGACTTAGGCCATAATGTCTGCCAGTCTTTCTCATCATCTGCAAACTCTAGGACTGCTGGCATGGCGAGGTAGGTCCAAGGCGATACCCCTTCAGGGTAGCGGTCTGGGTTACGCATCTCGCGGTAAAGGTCAACTGGGTCTACGCGTGTGCCAACTACGAGAATCTTACCTGTAGGGCCTACACGAGTCAGGACTTCCTGTTGAATCCAGCGAATCTGCTTTTCATACTCATTAGCATTAGCCAAGGTAACGCAGTCATCAAGAATAATGAGGTCAGCACGAGCACCATAGATTTGACCACCAATACCAAGAGCCTGGAGGGTAGGGTCTTTTTCACCTGAGTCGCGCTCAAGGTAGATGCTATCGGCTGTCCACTTATCCGCAGTAGCCTTAAAGCCTTCAACTGGCGCGTAGCGACGTTGGAGTTCGGCGAACTGTGGGGCTGTGAGTCTTTGCTTGACAGCATACAAGAACTCCTTAGCCATTGCCTGGGTCTTTGACACCAATTTGATTCTGACATTTGGGTCTGTGACTATTCTATAGGTCACATAGTCAATACTGACCGTCATAGACTTGGCGTGTTCAGGCGGCATATTGCAGAGGACGTAGTTCTTGAACCCCTGCTCAAATACCATATTAGAGTGTAGCCAGGCAGGCTGGCCTTCTTCTAGCAGTGAGATGACGTTTCTCTGGTGCGGGAAGGTCTGGCTGCTTAGGTACTTAAGTCTGAAGTCTTCAAAGGAGATATTGGCATCATCGTCAGATACCTTACCAGCGCGACGCTTGATGACGCGTGCCAGGTCAATTGCTTCCTTGAACTGTGGGTCGCTAGAGCGGTAGTACTCATAAGACTTGACCGACTTACCAACGGCGCGACAAGCGTCTTCAACCGTGACGCCTTCTTCAATCAGCGCGAGAAGGCGCTTCTTGGCCTCAGGCGCGGAGAGGCTTGCGCCTTCGGCTAACTTATAGGTATTGCTCTTTGGCTTGGCCAATCGCGCGTACCTCTAATTTCTAGTGGGTTGAAAATGAGCAGATGGGTGAATAGACCTATCCCACTGCGAAGCATCCTTATGGGTTCTACTGTGGGTTAACTTGGGGCGCCCCCTAGGGCGCTAGTGGGTTACCTAAGGTTACCTTTTGGGTCTAGGAGGTTACCGACCCATAGGAGGTAACCGACCTCGCTCGCTGGTGGCTCGCTCGGTGTAATGACTCCTGTAAGTTAATTTAACCCCTATATATATTAAGGTGGAGGATTTTGCTTATCCTCCGCTTTTTGGTATGTGATTCTCGTCACATCATATGTTACTTGTTAGTAACGTGCCTCTGACCTGCTGTTTTACCTAGCGGCGGCCTATATTTATAAAAAATATTTTGGTTGACTGTCGGCCAGGGTAGGGGTCAGAGTTAAAAACCCTCGGGTAGAGGTTTAGACTTTTTACCCCGTAGTGTGCAACCCTCGACCCCTACGCCCCGAGGATTTATCCCCCGAGCCCCGAGAATCCTCTCTCGATTCTTCCCCGATTCGAGCCCTTTCCTTTCCATATATTGCCCTCCTCTCTTCATATCGGGGCGGTGTTGTGTCTTAAGACAGCGTTATAAAGTGAATGAGATGGGACAGTGCTCTGAGCCCCTCTCGACCCTCGAGCCCCCTAATCCTTGGCGCCCCCCTAATCCTCGAGGCCTCCCGCTAATCCGAACATATGTTCGAGCCTGCCCGATTGGGCGAATGTGACCCCTTAGCACTCTCCTCGATTGAGTGCCAGATTCCACCCATTCGAACATCTGTTCGACCCGATTTCGTTATCAAATCGTTATAAAGTTGAGCGTGTCTTGCTCTTGACTTATGCATAATCGAGGCGTATCTTTCACTTATGAGCAGGAAATACCTCGCTCAGAAAGGAATCAAGAATTAGTTACCAATGGAAAGCCTGCACAGTGTGCGGATTCTTCTTCGATGTGCCATCTGGTCAAGATGCAACCGAGGGCATTAACCCTTGCTTTCATATCGGCTCTCGTGACCTCACCCCCGAGGAGAACATCTAATGAGCACCTCAACCATCGAGAAGACCGAATCCCTCGCCGTTATCACCTCGGCCCTTGAGCAGGCCCACGAGATTATCAAGGAGGCCACGGGCGCCCCTCGTGCCACCATCCTCGTTACCCGCGCCCTCAAGGGCGCTCACGCCCATTTCACGCATTTCACCCCGTGGGAATCTGACGGCGTGAAGTTTAATGAAATCGCCCTCAACGCCGAATCCTTTGCCCTCGGGGCCGAGCACGTCCTCGATTCACTTCTCCACGAGGTGGCCCATTCCATCAACTTCTCAAAGGGCGTCAAGGATTGCTCATCGAATCAATATCACAACGCTCACTTTGCCCGCGTCGCTCAATCCCTCGGCCTTAAGACCGAGGAAATCAAGGGCAAGGGCCACGCTAAGACCACCCTCTCAGATGAGGCCGTCCTAAGGTGGGCCGTCCCCCTCGCCATCATCGAGCAGGCTCTCAAGATTACCGCCCTCAAGAATGATGGCGGCAAGCCTAAGGGACGCAATACCAATCTCATCAAGGCTCAATGTGCCTGCAATAAGACCATCCGCGCATCTAAGAGCGTCCTCGATGGTGGCGTGAGTTGCAATCAATGCGGAGATGACTTCCTCCCCGTCGCGTAGCGGGGGAGCCCTCCAAGGTGGGAGAGCAGGGGTGCAAATCCCCTGCAGGGCACTAGTCAGAAAGTCTGACTTAATAAAGAAGAGGAAGAGGGCAGAAATGCTAACAGCACGCTACACGATTATAAATCAGTGGAATAAGGAAGAAATCTACAGCCACGAGCAGGATTTCGAGAGCATCTCAGACCTTGAAAACTTTCTTGCTTATAACCGCGCCTATATCACCAAACTATCTTTCACAGGCTCATTTGAGAAGGAGCAAGACTAGTGAACCCTACATTACAAATCTGCAACAGCCCACGCTGTATCGAGGCTAAGGCTAATAACTGGAACTCAATCGCCAATGTTCAGGGCACGCCACGACCAACCCGCGAGGGATTCTGCTCCTGGTGCTGGTTAGGACTTAAGACAGGAAAGGAAGTCGCATAGTGAGAAAATTACTTACCGCGAGCCTCTTGACTCTTGCAATCGTAGGCATTATCTTTCGAGTTACACACCACCCCGTATATGGGAAGTGCCACCAAGTAGCAGACCAAAGAATCTGCACTCTTATCAAATGGGAAGGAAATAAATAAATGACCGACCACTTCTACGCACGCATAACTTACGCGCCAGAGTACGCCAAAGATGGCAACGAATGGAGTCAGATAGAAGGATTTCAGAATATGGATTTTTTAACCTCGTACCTCAACTCTATGGGCTGGCGAATCACCGATTACAAAATAATTGGATAGGTGCTTGACGATAGGGCAGGGAATCGTTACCCTGCTCTATAGCCTCGAACCTATCGAGGAACTAACCTTGGAAGGGGTTACAGAATGACTACAGCAACACTCAGCAAGGCTGCAATCAAACGAGCAGAGCAAGAGGACGCCAGAGAGCGCCTCCTCACTCATTATCTTAAAGAGGGGCAGACTGTCTACACTTCTGTGAAGAGTGTCTCCTCTAGTGGAATGTCTCGCACTATGTCGCTCTACGTCGTAGACGGCGACAGAATTCAGAACATCACCTACTACGCTGCGCAGGCTTTAGATTGGCCTCTCGTCGAGAAGAATGGCTCTCGTGTGCTACGTGTCGGAGGTACAGGTATGGATATGGGTTTCCACACTGTCTACACTCTCGCCCGTGTGCTTTTTAATGGCTCTGTAGAAGGGGACGCAGGCTATAGCCTCCGTCAGGAGTGGCTCTAATGACTCAGAAATACTACTCAACAGACGTCACGATTAGCATTGGTGAAATTGTAGCGAACTCGAAAGAGGAAGCGGACAAACTTATCTCCGAATTCATTGGAAAGATTATCCCACTAATGGCAGACAAAATTAGATGGGAAGAGGCAGATTGGGAAGTCGAGGAGAACGTACTGAACGCAGTCGCGGGCGTGTGGGAGGTGAGCGCGTGAGCGAATTCTCAACCTGTAAAATATGTTCAGAAGATTATCTCACTGAGGATATGATAGAAGACATCCACGGCGCGCTTTATTGCTTGATGGATAGCGACATCTGTGCTTCTTGTGGGTACCATAAAGAATCACAACCTGAATTCGGCTGTGATGAATGCGGGCTAGAGGTGAGCGAATGAGCCTCGACCTACGCCCTGCCTATGCTGTACGCCTAGACCGTGGCTCTATAGATTATGTCCCTTACTGTGGCGACTGTTGTCGCCCGCTTACTGAGTGCAACCACAGGGAAGGCTGAGAAATGTCTGAGAATAGACTGAACTACTGGCGACTACTTGCCGAAGAGCACGAGTTAGAAGTGCAAGAAGCGACCCGTGAGGCGGATATACCACGCGCCTTGCGTGCTGCTATGGCGATGACTCACGCGCTAACGAATGCACAGATGGTAGAGGAACGTGACGAATAGTTGCTATTCTTATGACTTCATAGGGCAAGAGTGGCTTACTCATTGTGGGAGCGGCTCTTGCACCTGGAGCATCTACACACCAAACTTACGCGAGGCTAAACGCCTACGACTACAACACACACGCGCAACGTGCGCTGGTGGGTATTAACCAAGGGGAAGGCAGCAAGTAAATGACTCAGACACCAACGGAAGTATTATCGGAGCCTGTAATTGACGCACTACACACCGCAATAGGCGAAGCGTGGCGAGCAGGCTACGAGTGTGCGCTAATGGACAACGGACTTAAGACAGAAGAGCACTACCTATCAGTAGTAAAGGAGGGAAAGTGAGCAGGGATTTAACCTGGCAAGAAGAGGCAAGATGTTCAGGTGTAGACACCGAGGCTTTCTTTCCCTCGTATGATATAGAAACAAGGGAAGAGGCAATCCTTGACGCACTCAACGCCCTTAAGATATGCTCGACCTGTACAGTAGCGACGCAGTGTCTAAAGTATGCGATGTCGGATGAATCCTCAGCGAACTTTGGTATCTATGCAGGGCTACTACCATTCGAGAGAACTAACAGAATGAAGGTAAGTGGACAAGTCGTTATGCCAGGTGGCGCAGCCCGATTCGAGAAGCAGATAAGGAACAGAGCGAACCGCGAAGGTATTCCCCTCCCAACGTTAGGAGTAGCACTATCAAAACTCAGAAGCGATTACTCGCAGGACTAAGTATGGCAGTAGTCTTTGGCTCATTGGCTTGCACGTTATACACACCTGTGACTCACGTATTAAGTCACAAGAAACCCAAGCCTGTGGCAGTAACACCCGACACCATACGCGCTAAAGCACGTGTCCTGTATGGACAAGATGAGATACAGTGGAAATGTCTGGACACACTCTGGACTATGGAATCACACTGGAACTTCAGGGCGAAGGGCGCACGCACCACACAGGGCAGGGCACTGGGTATCCCGCAGGCTTTACCTGCCACAAAGATGAAGGTGATGGGGGCAGATTACGCCACCAATCCTATAACACAGGTCAAGTGGGGGCTCAAGTATATCAAGACCCGCTACGCCAACAACGCTTGCTATGCATTAAGACACGAACTAACGAGAGGCTGGTACTAAGATGAGCAGTGGAGTAAATGTAAGGGAAATGGATTGGACGTGGGAGTGTCCCGATTGCCAACATAATAACGAAGACGTTACAGTATATGCCGAGGGCGATACCGCCAACGCTACCTGCGAAAAGTGTAAGCACGAAACAGAGGTGAACATATGAAAGTGATAGACAGGCCACACAAGTATCGCTATCGGTATGACCGCAGCGCACGTGCTACCGTGCACGTGACACCCGAAACGTGGGAACTATGGCAAGAGATAGCCAAGGAAGATGGCATTAAATCTACCGAACTATTGCGCCGTATGATTAAAGAGATAGTGGCAGAGTATGTCGAAGAGTAAATCACGAGGTAAGTACACGCGCCTCGTTGAGACAAGAGTATCACCCGAAGAGTGGGCGCAACTGGATATCATCGCCCAAAGATTAGACACCACACGCGCACAGTTGCTACGCTTTGGTATCGAGAGCCTAGTATGGAGGACATATGGAACGCAGGACACCGAGGCAGTTTAAGGCTGCTGATATCAGAGCCATCCGCAAGGAGTACGAACTAGATTACACAGGCAAGGCAATCACCGCAGTAAATGTAATCGAACTAGCCAAACGTTATGGCGTAAGTCAGGAAACAATCCGCAACATAGCAAAGAGGAGAGCATATGCCTGGGTCAGGGATTGAGCCACTAGTATTTGTAGCAATCTTAGCCAAGCAGAAGGAGTCTATGCTCCCTGCCTGGCTTAAGTCACTAAGTGAATGGGACTATCCTAAAGACAGGATGATTCTCTACGTCCGCAGTAACAACAACACCGACAAGACCGAGGCTATCTTACGCCAATGGGTAGAAGAGAACCGCAAGTGGTATCGCCACGTGGTCGAGGATTACACAGACCTTGACGTGCCATTGCAGGAGTATGGTGTGCACGAGTGGAATCCTGTGCGCTTTAAGGCACTAGGTGAGATACGAGAGCGCAGTATCGAAGGTGCTTGGCACGCAGAGGCAGACTTCTATTGGGTAGTAGATGTGGATAACTTTGTCAGACCTTGGACTTTATCCACAATGGTTGAGCATAACCTACCAGTGGTAGCCCCAATGCTAGGCAGTGCAGACCCAGAGCAACCTGCCTACTCTAACTACCATCTATTAGCCAATGTACGTGGCTACTTCCTAGATGATATGCGCTACTACCAGGTGTTAAGACAGGAAATTATCGGACTTATTGTGTGTGATGTGGTGCACTGCACATACCTCATACGCAAGGATGTGCTCGATAAGATTATTTACCAAGACGGAACCGATGATTATGAGTATGTAATCTTCAGCCGTAACTTACGCAACCTTGGTATCCCACAGTACCTAGACAACCAACATATCTACGGCTACCTCTCAACGCGAGAAAATCTCAAAGCGATACAGGAGAAGATGAATGACCTATGATGAAATGATTGCCAAAGTCGAAAGGTTTTCCAAAGGCTCATCAGTTGTTGATATGCACGGATGGAGAGCAACCAAGGCAGTGCTGGAATTGCACAAGCCAAAGGTAGAGAGCGACTTAAATGATTACCTTCTATGCGAAGAGTGTACAGAGATAAGTTGGCGCAATGAGAAGTGGCCTTGCCATACAATCAAAGCAATAGAAGAAGGACTTGTATGAGCGCTAAGCCAACCGAACTTAAGAAGTTAATCGCCTTGCTAGATGAGGAGGCGCCGACAGTGGAGTGGCTGGCTAAAGCAGTATGGGAACTGGTCGAGGAGTGTATGGCACAACGAGAACAGTACGTTGCTATCGCTCACCACCCTGGAGCGGGTGATGTATGGCAGGCAATCGGGCCATACGCTACGCGCAATCAGTTGCTAAAAGATTACAAGAAAAGAATGTGTGCCGTTGATAGTAACAGCAAGGCATACATCGGAGTGTTGCAACACCCATCTACCATCACAGCGTAGATACAACAAAGCCCCGTGTCTTACGACACGGGGGCTTATTGTTTTGCATCTTCCCCTTATGCAAACCTATCCACCTGTGGAGTAGAACCCACCAGTATTAAACTTTACTGGTGCAGCAAAGAACTTCCGAGTGGTCAACTCACCGCAGCACAACGGAATCTCCTCGTCGTCGCGCATTGAGCGCTCAACAATCTTATCAATGTTACAAACCCTGCACGAGTATTCGTATTGCATTATCGTTGACCTACCTTCTTGCGTTTCCTCTGGTCTAGGTACCAGGCAAATGGAAAGATTATCTTTGCCACGCGCTCAAGAAACTTCTCGCGCATAGTCTTAGGGCGTCGTGCCTCAAACCACCAATCAACTTTTAAGTCTTCCCAATCAGTCATTCGTCCCTCATCTTCCAAGGATTAGGCCCACCAAGTTCATTGGTCAAGCGCCTGAGAGCGCCATCAACCTTACGATGAGCGGTAGTTTCAGAGCACGCCAACTGTTCAGCCAGCGCACCGAAAGATAACTGGTCAGCATAGCGAAGTTCAAGCACATCTCTATCCATCTCAGACATCTTACTTAAGGCACGACGGATGTCGAACAACTGGACAACATAGTTACCACCCTCGGCAGGGTTGCCACCGCCTGATACCTTAGGCTTACTGGCATCCATCGCACTGACTACATCTGACCATACAAATGGGAGCAACTCAGAGAGAGTAACCTCATCATAGAACTGTTCATCGCGTAGTTCATAGCCCAACTTCTGAGCCTTAACACGACGGCAATACTTATCAGCGTGGCGGGTCAATGTCTTACCCAACTTCTTGACACCCATCTTGTACTCATCAGAGTCTAGTGGGTGCTCAAGCCATTCAGTAATCTTATCTTGTCGCTTGAGAATCCACACTGTGAGTTCCTGACTTACATCAGAAACATCGAAGTAAGTGTGGTACCGACGATGCACTTTACGCGCAACAGTGCGGGCAATCTCTATTGAGTCTTCGAGTATGCCCACTACCAGCGCCACACCTTGTTGTCTACAACAAATGAATTGTTAACGATAGGTACCAGTTGTGGTACCACTGTAGTACCGCTCACGTGCAAGATACCGAAGCCCTTGTTCCACGTAAACAGACCAGCCTTAATGTACTTAGCGTGCTTGTAGTCCATAAGATTACCGAGTTCCATACCCCACACTGTGCGAGTATTGCCAGCCCAGCCCTGCGTATGGTGTGTAAGCCCTGCTCTGTGGGTATGTCCACACGCAACGCTCATACCTGCACGCTTAGCCAAGCCCAGTGCAGTAGCACCTGCTGTTGGCTGTACGTTGCCCTCATCACCGTGCATAAGCAACCAGCCTGGTGCTATCTGGTATGGGTCTTTATGGTACTTAATACCTAACTCTGGTAGGCGTAAAAAGTTTTCAATCTCAAGTTCAGGCAGGCCAAGGAAGCCAGGTACCTTAGACTTAATCTTGTTATAGAGTCTGTCGCTGTGGTTGCTGCGCACCATATGGTTGACGCGTAAGTCCTCAAGCAACTTAGTTGTGATGTCACGATGACGACCCAAGTCACGTTGCCATTCGCCTTCACCGCCCTCTTCCCAACGGCTAATCTGTGGGAAGTCAATCTCATCTCCGCAGGTTGCGACAACATCTGGTTGGTATGCACGAATGAATTTCTTGATGGCATTCGTAGCACCCACATCGTGGTATGGTGCTTGCAAATCACTGAGGATTACGATTGATTTCATTAGCAGCAATCGCCTCCGCAATCGCACTCAAAGTCTGCATCAAATACATTGAATGCAATCTTGTTGCCGAGTTCTGCGATTGCCATACCAAGCCTGAATCTAAAAGAATTCCATCTAGTCATTAGGCCAGTTCCCTTCGAGTACCATCAGTGCAATGGCTGAGTAGTTGAGTAAGTCAATGAATGAATCCTTGAGTGACTCATGCTCTGGGTCTTTGCCAGAGTCAATGAGGTTGTTGATGCGTGCTGTCTTATCCCACATACGTACACGTAAACCATTGAGTGGGCCACCTGGTGACTGGCTGATGTTCTTCGGGCCGTAGTCGTGGTGCTTAGTAATGAGTAGGTTGCCTGCCTTGTCCATGATAGACCAGACATCTTCTGCAAACTGCTGCTCTGCTGACTTATCTTTACTCATTATCTTCCTCTCGTACTACGCCTGCGTAGTGGTAGTTGTCGTCTTCCTCGCTTAATACATAACGATGTATAAATGTACCATCTTTTGTGCGCTCTTGCAGTTCAACCGTGGGCAATAGCCAAAGAATTTCTGGAACTTTGGAGCCATCTTTTGGACCGAACATAAATGTATTAGCCACGTTGCACCTTCATTAAATCGTCAACCGTAATAAGGAATCCCTTACTAGGATTGGGCTGGATGTTATTGCTAATAGGTCTGCCGTAGGTATCAACGGCCTTGCGGATATCCTCAGTGGTGGCGATGATGACTAGGTTCTCAAGCACGAATGCCCACCTGTCTGCCTTAGTTACCATGATGCCAGACTGAATCCAATTGTATGTAGCACGTGAGTAGAACGCCGACTCAATGTAGATGTTACCTGTTTCCACCCAGCGCCTGTCGCGCTTAACCTCAACAGTTAAACCACCAGTCAAGATGTCGCGGACTAACTGCTCACCCTCGTGGCCATATGTAAAGTCTAAGTCGAAGTCTGATAGGTCAGCCATTAGGCTCCGCCTCATCTTCTATCTCGCGCAAGATGTAGGCAACAATCTCTGGATTAGCAGCCAGCGTATCCACTACGTGGTAGCCAACGATGTCGCATACTTCCTCTACGTCAAAGCGCTTACGCATAGACATAGGCGTTTCGTTAATGATGGCGTGGGTAATCTCGTGTCCTAAGACACGGATGAGTTTATCTTCTGGCATGCCAGGGCGTAGTGATATGGTGTTGCTATCTGCATCAGTCTGTCCATAAGAGGATTCATCCATATGGTCATAACGAATCTTATATTTCTGACCAAAGATTTTGATGGACGTTGGACGCTTCATGCGCTCAGTCGTTCCTCAAACCACGAATTACCATGCTGTAAGTATATCTCATTGACGTCCATATTGGCTGGCAAATGGACTATCTCGGCACGCTGCAAGTCTTCCTTGATTCGCTTGGCTAGTTCCTGCCCAGGATTGCGTCCATCCTCTTTAACATCGTTGTCTGCGAAGATAAGTATGCGCGAGTATGACTCGAATAACTTAGGGAACCATGGCTTCCATTGAGATACACCAGCCACCCCAACGCTAGGTATGCCTGCGCAACCCGATAGGACAATGGTATCAATCTCACCCTCGCATATGGCAATCGTATTGCTATGCTTATGCAAATCATTAACGTTAAACAGCCCAATCTTTTGACCCGTTGGCCAAAGATACTTCGGGGTACCCTCATCTATTCTCCTAAACTTGATACCCACCACACCAGCGGGAGTAATATAAGGAATGGAGAGCATGCCAGTAGCCAGTTCATGTCCAGCACTAGGCTCCACGACGCTTCCAAGACGGTACGTACTTATTACTTCCTCGGTCAGACCCCGACCTTCTAGGTAGGAGCGAGCCTGTGGTGTTAGATTGCTGGAGTACCTTTCGGCTGCGTCCGTTAGCAATATTCTCTGCTTTTCGCTTAGCATCTCTAAAGTCCAATCCTTCTTTTGCTTGCACTAAGGTGTATACATCCCCAAGAACCTGACATACTAAACAGTTGTATGCCTGATTATCAAGGTTGTATGCAGCACTGGCCTGCGTATCATCATGGATGACACACTTGCACGGAGTCCATCCGTGCCTATCTAATACATTCAAACCGTAATGCTCTAATACTACAGCCAAGTCTGGCTTACTCGTCATGTGTCTTAAGCCATTGGTCTAAGTCTTGGATGACCCAAGCCTGCTCAATGCCTGCGCTTCTGCGCTTGACGATGACGTATGCTGGTGGCACTGTATCCAGACCACGAGCCTTAGCGTAGTTGGCTGCCTCTGTCGTAGCCTCACGCCAGAACTGGGGCAGTGCCATCTTAGCAGTTGCCTTGAGTTCAAAGATGTAAGGCTTGCCAGCAACGATACAGACGATATCTCCTTCGTCATCCTTG